TGTTACCGCTCGCGCGGTAGTGGGCGGCGAGGTGATGAGCCTCGCGCGGGCCTTGCCCCGCCCGTGACCGCCTAGCGAGCGGCCTGCGTGAACCTGTCCCGGAGAAATCGCGGGTTATCCGCCGCGAAAATTTCCGCGAGAATTTCCGTCACATCTTCCACGGTGTCCAATTTGTGGCGGCCGAGCATGGTGCTGGCATGCTCCCGGCGGAGGTCTTCCCGGTATTCCCGGAGAGCCGCCGCGATGGCCTCGTAATCCTTGCGTGTCATTCTTTCCCTTTCTGTTGGAATGTTTCATGTGAAACATTGCCGTATCTGTTGAGAACCACTCTACCAAGTGTTGCACACTTTGTCAAGTCAATTCTCTGTGACCTTTGTCACCTTGTCTCGGCTCGCCTATCGGCTCCCCTTGACTATCCATACTGTATCACGGTTGCCCCGCCTTGTCAAGTCAATTCTCTGTGACCTTTGTCACACCACACCAGCAACCACACCGCAAACAACAGCAAGCACCCAACAGCCACCAACTGTCCCCAACAGCCAACGACTCCCCACGGCAAGGCGTACCGAACAGTCCCGGACTGTCCAAACAATTTGCACACTACAACTACCGCACGGTAGGGGCCGGGGATAGTTGCGAACGCAAGTACCCCACCGCCCAGAATGTTCGTTATGTCCGGAACGCCAATGGGAACGCTTGTTCGTACGAACATGTGTTCGCTTGGACAGTCACCGACTGTTCACCAACCGGGGGTATGCCGAGGCACCCGCCCCTAGATGCATATTATAACTGTAACGTAGGTTTTCACTCTTTTGCGGTGTGTGGCGTTGAGTGGTGTGCTGTGAAGTGGCCGGTGCGGCCTGTGACCAACCCGAACGTAGTGAGGGGCGGTAGCCCAAGCCCGTAGGGCGCGGGAGGGGGACTTGGCTGGTGGCAGGGTTTGCTTCGCTTCCCCCACGCTTCCAAAGCCTGAATGCTTTGAGGTGGCCGTTGCTAGTTGCTTTTAGCCGACACCTTGATGACTGTGAGTCTTTGGTCGTTGACTCGAACGCTGCTTGTTCCTCTTACGCGCTAGGGCCAGGGTCGGTCTTGGGTACTGGTTGAGTGCAGGGAACATCTACCCTAGTTTCCTAGTGTGAAATGCCCCGCACCGTGCAACTGGTGTACAGCCTTGCTTGCCGTGTCTGCCTCCCGGCGAGACGGTCTTTGTTGGTTGCGGTGGTGAGTGTAGCAGATGTTGTAGGGTGTGCAACTAGCGATGGGTACGAAACGTAAAGTGGACCCGGCGGATAAAGCAAAGTTTTTTGCGTTGATTGCTGCTGGTAGGTCGATTAAGGATGCGTCGGCTTTGGCTGGTGTGCATATTAATACGGGTTCGAATTGGTTGAAGAAGGCTCGTTTGTTGGAGGCTTCTCGGCGGGAGTCTGAGCATAAGATGGCTACTGCTCCTGGGTCGGGTGGTCGTCAGACGTTGGATTATCAGCGGTTGATGGATGCGGTGGATTTGCCGTCTGCTGTTCCTGTTGAACGGTTGTGTGATGAGGCTCGGCGCGGGTTGGAGGATTTCGATTTTTTCCGTAGGCATTATTTGGGGAGGGTGCCGTCTCCGTGGCAGGTTGAGGCTGCGAACACTTTGATTGAGTTGTTGGAGTCGGAGGAGAAAGAGTTCGTGGTGTTGAACGTGCCTCCGGGTGCGGGTAAGTCGACCCTGTTTCATGATGTTGCGGTGTGGGCGATTGTTCGGAATCGTCGGGTGCGTGTGATGATTGGGTCGGTGTCGCAGAATATGGCGAAGTTGTACTCCCGCCGTATCCGTGAAACACTTGAGAGGGTTCAGCCCATCGAGCCAGACCCCAACATGGTCGCCAAAGGATTAGCACTCAACGCGGAAGGATGCCTCCAGATTGACTACGGAAGATTCAAACCAACCGACAAAGGTGCGCTGTGGAGAGCCGACGAGTTCGTCGTCGAACAGTTGGACGGGAACGGTCTTGACAACAAAGAACCCACCGTCCGGGCCTACGGTATCGAAGCAGAGTTCATCGGTCACCGCGCCGACCTGTGCCTGTTCGACGATGTGGCATCCGTCGACAACGCCCGCGAATCCGTCGCCCGAGACAAACTGTTGGAACGATGGGACAACGTGGCTGAGGCCCGCTGCGACCCTGGCGGCCTCCTCGCTGTTGTCGGGCAGCGTCTCGGTTCGGGTGACCTGTACGCACACTGCCTAGCCAAAGAAACGTATGACATCGATGATGACATCAACTATGACGGTTCGGATGTGAAATCCCCTGAGGATGTCCAGGAAGGGCAGCCGGTGCGGCAGAAGAAGTATCGCCACATCATCTACAAAGCGTATTACGAAGAGTTGGACACCGGCAAAGAATCACGCTCATTCAAAGCCGCCCCATACCCAGACGGCCCCCTCCTCGACCCGAAACGCCTCCCCTGGAAAGACCTCTCGTTCATCCGATACAACAAACCCGATGTGTTCAACGTCGTCTACCAGCAAGAAGACCTAGACCTAGACTCACGCCTCATCGACCGCACCTGGATGACAGGCGGCAAAGGCTTAGACGGCGTGGACTACCCAGGCTGCATCGACAACGACCGGCAACCCACCTACATCCCCGAAGGGCTAGCCCACCCGTGGATATCTGTCGTTGCCGTCGACCCGTCCCCCACAATGTTTTGGGCGTTCATCTGGTTCATCTACCAACCAGACCTCGGTATCTACCACATCGTCGACCTGGAAAGAATCAAACTCACCGCCGAAGAAGTCCTCGGATACAACACCTCCACCAGCGAATACTCCGGCCTGATGGACGAATGGCAAGAACGCTCCCGAGACATGGGCTACCCCATCTCCCATTGGGTTGTCGAAATCAACGCCGCCCAAAGATTCCTCCTCGCCCACGATTTTGTTCGCCGCTGGCAGGCAATCAACCGGGTCAACATCGTCCCCCACACCACCACCCGAAACAAAGTCGACGAAAACCTCGGTGTCGAAGCACTCCTGCCGCCCCTCATCAGGTCCGGGGCAATGCGGTTCCCGTCGATGCGCGGCAACTGGAAAACCCTCGCCGCCCTCGACGAACTCACCAAATGGACCCGCGACAAGAAAAACGGGACCGACATCGTGATGGCACTCTGGATGGGTGTCCTCAACCTTCCGAACCTCACCCAAACAAAAGCACCACCCCGACAGTGGCGACCCTCATGGCTACGCGCCTGATGTGTTATCGTTTCCTGTGTCTGGCCGACAACAAAGGTGACGCATGAAAACCGTTGAGGAAATAGTTGAACTGTACAAAGAGCGTCTCGACTCACTCGGACCCCTCATGCGCCAGATGCGCGAAGTACGTCAACTCGCCAACGGAGACGTAATCGTCCCCCTTTCCGAACTGGACCGCAACACCAAGTCATCCGTAGCAAACCTGCTTGTTCAGGGCCTCGACCAGATGAGCATGCGTGTTGCATCCACCATGCCCGTCCCGTATTTCCCTGCGCTCCGCGAAGGCCAAGACCGCAGCATGAAACTTGCCCGCGACCGCAAGAGAGCCATGCTCGCCATCTGGGACGAAAACCGGATGAACATGAAGATGCGTCGCCGCGCACGGCACCTCCTTGCATACAGCAACTCGCCCGTGTTCATCAAACCGAACTTCGACAAGCGTGTCCCCGAATGGCAGTTGCGTAACCCCCTTGACTCGTTCCCCGCCCCGATGGTCGACCCCGACAACCCAGTCCCCGACAACTGCATCTTCACCTACCACCGCTCGTACAGGTGGCTCATGCAGAACTACGGTGAACTAATCAACGGTGTCCTCCGCGTCGGCAAACCATCCTGGGACACCCTGTTCACCATCATCGAATACGTCTGCGACAACGAAATCGTCACCGCAGTCCTCGGCACCGAAAAGTCCTACGACCCGTCCACCGGCTCACATTTCATGGGCAAGGAAGCAGTCGAACTAAACCGGGTCGTGAACCGCACCGGGATGCCACTTGTCATCATCCCGCAACGCATCACCCTCGACAGGCCACGCGGCCAGTTCGACGGGCTGCTCGGCATGTATTACACCCGTGCAAGACTTCAGGCACTCACCGAAATTGCTATCGAGCGCGGCATTTTCCCCGATGAGTACCTTGTGTCGCGTCCCGGTGAGAACGCCGAAATCATCCAGTTGGCTGACGGCAAGACCGGCCAGTTGGGTGTTGTCAAGGGTGGCGACATCACCCAGTTGCAGACCAACCCCGGCTACAAAACCGATGTCGCACTTGACCGTCTCGAAAGGCAGGAACGCCTGGAGGGCGCAATCCCCGCAGAGTTTGGTGGCGAATCAGGCACCAATATCAGAACCGGTCGCCGTGGCGAATCCATCCTCGCAGCAACCGTCGACTTCCGTGTCCAGGAAGCACAGGAACTGTTTGCGTCGTCAATGGTCGAGGAAGACAAGATTGCCATTGCCATCGAGAAAACCTATTGGGGCAACAACCCGAAGTCGTTCTACATTCCAGGAACCGCCGGAGGGATGAAGGACTACACCCCGAACAAACTGTGGGAAACCGACTTCCACTATGTCGCCTACTCCGCGTCCGGCGCAGACGTGAACAGCCTCATCGTCGGCCTCGGCCAGCGTCTCGGCACCGGCCTCATGTCGAAAGAATCCGCCCGCGAGGCAGACCCGCTGATTTCCGACCCGGAACTTGAACGGGACCGCATCGTCGCGGAAGGAATCGAAACAGCCCTGCTGTCATCCATCCAGTCACAGGCCGCAGACCCCAACGGCCCGTACCAGCCAGACGATTTGGCGTTCATCGCATCACAGGTCCAGTCCAACAAGATGTCTCTCCCGGAGGCAATCATGGCTGCACAGAAACGCGCCCAGGAACGGCAGGCAACCCCTGCCCCGACAGGCGCACCCGAAACAATGCCCGGTCTTGCCATGCCCGGAATGGGTGCAGAACAGCCACCGGCAATGCCCGGACCCGGCGGACTGGAAGGTTTGCTCGCACAACTCGGCGGAGGCGGCGGTATGCCGCCCGCCCCGCCAGCAGGAGCAATGGCACAGCCGGGGTCGCCCGGTTCGGTTCTTAGCCTCGCTGGAAGACTCGGAGGGTGACAATGGCAGAATACGGCAACAGGACAGATTTGCAGAACCCAGCCAGAAAAATCGCTGCACAGGCAGCAAAAGGCCAGACATACGGCGAAGCAGGACAGCAGATGGAAGCACAACGGGTTGTCCCTATGGCCGCCGCCCCGACAGACATGGCTGCACCACCGCAACCTTCAGCCCGCCCCGGCAGCGTTGTTGATTTGGGTGCGCCGACAGAGTTCCCGAACCAAGTCCTGAACAACAACTACAAAGCCCCCACCCCGACCACAACGTACAGGTACGGTGACCCGGTGCTGGAGGAACTGCGCCAGTTGTATTATCTTTACCCGAACGATGACCTTGCTGACCTTCTGTCCGCGTACGACAGGTATTTCCGTTGACCCTCAATAACTTCCTTCCCGGCAACGAGGAACCACAGATTCTTGATGGTTTCAAGAACTACGCCCAGGACAACGCGAACCGCCTGTACGAACTGAACCAGAAGGAAAATCTGTCGGAATACGCCCAGAATGTCGGCCGTATCCACAGGATTGCCCCCGGCATGGCACCTGGTCTGCTTGTTGCGCTCGCAAAATCGAATGCTGACGACGTGACAATCGCCAAGATGTACCAGGCCAGCCTCGCATTGGAAGCAAAGAAAGCAGAAGAAGCAAGGGTTGCCGCCGAAAAGCAACGTGGATGGTTCAACAGGAACATCTGGCAGAAGACCGTTACCGCAACCAAATGGGGTATTGCGACAGCAAACCTGCCGTTAGAGTTTATGAACACTGTCCTTCCGTCGGCTTTGTTTACCCCGAAATCAGACCCTTCATCGGAAGGAATCATAGATTTCGATTTTAAGAACCCGTTCCGCAAGGGCTGGTTCGCATCAACAGATTTCGGCACCCTGTTGATGGAAGACGAAAAAGCAGGACGCGGATTTATGGTTGGTGGTGACGCAGCCATCAACAAGGAACAACGTCTCCTTGACTATGCGGGTGCTGTTCCGCTGACCGTCGAAGCCGGTGCGCTGGAAGACACGGCCGCCGAAGTGCCATATGAGGAGATACGGGCGTTTGCTACTCAACTTCTTGCTAATGGAACATCGGCAACAGACGAAGAAGCGATGTTTACTGCTGAACATTACTTGCGGGCGCAAAAGAAAATGCCGTTTTCCGCCGCTGGAATCTTGCCGTTGGCACTGCCAAGAATAGACCCACGGACCGGCGCACCACTCGGCGGTTTCAAGTTCGACTGGGAAGATGTTGGTTCAACCGAATACAACCTAACATCAACCCTGTTTACTCTTGCTCTTGCTCTTGGCCTCCCAGAACCTGTATCAAAAGCGTTCAAGGGGGCAAAAAACCTCACTGTCTACGCCCGCAGCGCAGGATACGCAAGCAAAGCAGGCGACTTTGTTATCCCCGTCGAGAACATCGCGCAGACAGCAGCAGAAGCAAACCTGATGTCCCGCATTGACGCAATCAACCTTGTCGCCCAACAGTCAGACATGGCTGGTATCGCAGCAACAGATGCAGCAGTCGAAACCCTTTCTGTCCAACCCGGAGTTTGGTGGCACGGCTCACGCAGCGGACCTATTCCCGGCAACAACTTCGTGTCCATTATCGACCCGCTGTACCCCACACCCGAAGGGAACCTTGTCGGCCCCGGTCTTTACCTGACAGAAGCACCGATTGTCGGGTCCTCCTACGCGGCAGTCAACAAACTTGGCACGTCAGAACTGTCATTCGAAGAATTGGACCTTCTCCAGGAAGCAGTACCGCAGGACATCAGTGGCCTCAGTCTTCGTGCGGGAATCCCAGTTGACGAACTTCCTGAAGGAGCAAACCCCGCGACGCTGTACCGGTTCACAGAGGGGTTCGGTTCAGACCCTGTGCTTATTGAACCATTCGAAGGTTTGGCTGCCCAACTTCCCGAGGAAACAATTCAACGTCTTGCAGACGACGTATTCGGCGCAAAACAAGAAACAGGTTTGTTTGGACAAATCGAACCAGACCTTGACGGGTTCCGGGTTCTTGAACAATCAACAACCGTCGGCAATATAAACAACATTCTTGCTTATGACGGCATTTCTGCTGCTCACGCACGGCAAGCAGGTGTCCGCGCAGAACCACAATATCTGTTCGACAACGAAATATCGTCAGCGTTGCAACCCAATCTTCAGTTTCCAGTGAACGCCAGAACCATAACTGAACGAATCAATAAGCAGGTGCGGCGGTTCTTCCTGGCGAACGACCGATTCCCGGAAAGCGTCGACGAGTTCCGTGCATTTCTTGGCGATGATGCGTATGCAGGACTGGTCGATACACCAGTGTCTATGGCGAACGGTGATGCAATAACAGAAATGTCGGGGCGCGACGTGTTTGTTGAGAAATCAACCGAAATCACACCGATGTACTCGCGGGTCCAGCAAAAGATAAGGGAACTAGCCAACCCATTTTCTGCTGAGTACGGCGACAATCTGGAAGCAGCCAATCTTCTACAAGAAACAGTGCGTTACCTGTCCAACATTGACAATACGGGCTACCTCGAAAGCCCTTACATGTTTTTGTCGAGGTCAATGTTCGACCAGTTGCCGGTCGCTGAAGCACCAGCATCTGTGCGGATGATAATGGAAGACCTTGCTCCGCGACTGCGCGAAGTAGTTGGCCGACGTATTTCCAATGCTTCTGGCAAGTTGACAGACGAAGAAATTACGAACCTCGGCAGAATGGCAACCGGCGAACTGTCCGACCTCGGGTCCTGGGAACAGTTCCTGTTTGGCAACAAGGGCAGGTGGAGCAGGATATTTGACCCCAATGCCCGCGCCTCCTGGATGAAAATAAACGCATGGCTGCTAGACAA